TCAAAAAGTTTTTGGAATGGAGCCAGATGATGGGAAGAAAAAAAGTAAATAGTGATAAGAAAAACGCTAGTGTAGATGATTTATGCGATTTAATAAATGAAAAGTATAATCTATTACCTAGTAGTATTGGTAGTATTGAGTATCATAATGATATGTGTGAAAGCTCAATAGTACAAATATGTAATAAAGCTCGAGGACACAGACAGCTCATAAGTGGACCTGAGCCAGTATTAAAAACTTATTTAAGAAATATATTAGAAGATAAAACTATATTGAATTTTTGGGCAATATAAAAATAAATTAGAAAGGGTGTGGTTATTATATTACTTTATGACTTTGAAGTGTTTGCTCACGACACTTTACTTGGAGTTTTAAATGAAGAAACTGACGAAGTTACACAGTTATGGGGAATAGAAGACATTAAAAACTTCGCGAGAAAAAACTTAGATAATATTTGGGTAGGTTATAACTCTGCGCATTACGATCATATATTGCTACATGGAATTCTAACTGGGAAATTAACCACCGAGGACAGAGTTTTTGCATGTAGTAATTCTATTATTCACGCACAGGATTATGATATACCAGTATTTAATGTATTAGGAAAATACGACATTACAGACTTTTATCAATCACCGATTTTAAGCTACGATGTAATGGGCGACGGCTCATTTTTCTCATTAAAACAGCTAGAAGGTTTTATTGGAATGAGTATCGTAGAGAGTGTTGTGCCTTTTGATATACCTAGACCATTAACCGAAGAAGAAAAAGAAGACGTTGCAAAATATAACAGAGCTGATTTATTTGGTACATTAGAAAGATTTAAGCAAAGAAAAAATACATTCAAAACTAAAATGTTGCTTGTAAAAGAATTTGGACTACCTATAAGTTATGTATGTAAGACAAACGCAAAGCTAACAGAGACTATATTGTTATCACAAAATAGGGGAGTAAATACTAGAGCAAGAAAGAATTTTCAATTATCAACATTACCTTGTGATTGGGACGTACCAGAGATAAAAACAGTATTTGAATTTTTCTTGGAAGCCTTACGTGAGTTAGAGAAACATAAATGGGATACTAAAAAGTGTGATAAAACAAAATTAAGTATGAATATAGACATATTAGGAGTAGAGCATACATTTGCACTTGGAGGAGTACACGGAGGAATTAAAAATTATATATGTAGACCAGAAGATGGAAAAAAAATTATTTGGGTAGATGTATCTTCGCTATATCCTAACATATTAGTGCAATGGGATTTATTATCAAGACAAATTGATAAACGTGGCGTTGAAGCATTTAGAAATATGGTTCAAGTAAGAATGGATATTAAAAAGAAAATGCACGACGAAGGATTGAGTAAGGAAGAAAAGAAAGCACTAAAAGACCAAGCTGCGAGATACAAACTTATATTGAACACGACTTCTGGTTGTATGAAAGATAAATTCAAAAAGATTTATGACCCAGAATATAATACAAAAATGTGTATGTTAGGACAGTTATCCTTATTGGATTTAATTTATAGACTTCATAATGCTAAACGTAGAAAGAAACCTATGTGGGCTGTAGACCCTAGCACAATTAAAGGTGTGTATAAAGCAGGTGATAGTCTTGACGGAGAATATTTTAAATTAATTCAAAGTAATACTGATGGTATCGCACTTGAACTATTAACTCCTGACGCAGAAGAAACTATAGATAGAGTGTGTACTGAATGGGAAAAAGATTGGAGATTTAGTTTAGAAAAAACTGTAGCAGATAACTTATACGAAAAAGACGTTAATAATTATGTGTTTAAAGACGCAGACGGAAAAATAAAAGTTAAAGGAGCGTATGTAACGAAATATGATGATGGTAATGAACAAGATACGCTATCAATTCTCGCAAAAGCAGTTGTAAATTATTTTCTTGACGGTATTGATATTAGGACAACTATTTGCAACCCCGAAAATCCTGCAACTGATTATCAAATGATTAAAAAACTTGGTAATATGTACGACACCCCAACTTGGAAAAAAGATTCAGGAGACGAAATAGTACAGAAAGTGAACAGGATCTTCCCGAGCGTAGATAAATCTCTTGGTGGATTATTTAAACATAAAAGAGACAAAGAAATAGGCTCACTTGATAAAGTTGAAGGTACACCAGAACACGTATTGATAATTAACACTGACATACGTGGAAAGAAAATAGGAGAGTTAGATAACATAGACTATGAATGGTATATCGAAGAAGCACAAAAACGTATAAATGATTTTTTAGGAATAAAACCAGAAAGAAAAATAAGAAAAAGAAAGGTAGAAAGTTAAAATGATGTATTTAAAAATTTATATAATTACATTGATAAGTGTGACATTATTATTAAAATTGATTAGTATTATAAAGAAAAAATACGCTTATGGAATAAAATATGCGGTTTTATGCTTCCTACTATTTTATTTACCAATATTAGTGTATACAATATTTTCGTAAAAATTTAAGATAAAGTATTGACAAACTACTAAAAGTTGTGTATAATGTTTATAAAAGAAGGAGGTTATAATATGGACTTAGAAGAATTCAAAAAAGATAGAGATGAAGCACTTGCGAGTGGAGACCCAGATAAAGTAAAAGCATATTGCAAAAAATATGATATAGATGTACCAGAAGACGAGAATATATTCCTAGCAGGTATGCACAAAGCTATTTGTAATATGTTTTTAATGCCAGGCACTAAGATTAGTTTAGACCAATATGAAAAAAGTTATAGTTGGCTTACAGCAAACGGCTATACACCGTCTGTCACAGGAGGTGAAGAATAATGGACCCATTTTCAGACTTAATATTGTATGATATTGACCCAGATAGTATGACAGAAGTTGAAAAGGAAATCTTGCTAGACGAGATGTACGAGGGAGGTGAGATAGATGTTTAGAAAACTTGCCGACGTACCAGAATGTTTAGGAAATATTAACGGAGTAGACTACGACGCAGACATATCTGTTAGAGCGATTAAAGATTATGACACAATAACCAAAGGTAAAATATATCACGTACATAAGATAACAAGTTATGGAGACCCATTTGACGTGTGGATAACGAATGATAAGGGCGAAGAAGAAGACTTCGGAGAATTTTGTTTTGAAGATATAGAGTAGAAAGGTAGGAAATTAAAATGAATTTATTTGAAAAAAGAGAAGAAGAAAGAAGTGTAGCATATAATGTTTACACAACAAGAGATTATTCAATATTTAAAAGATTAGTAGGAAATAGAGATATACCAGAGAGTAGAATTAGTAAAATAGTGGATAGTATTCAAAAAATAGGTTGGATACATAATCCTATCGTAGTAAATGAACATATGGAAGTAATCGACGGTCAAGGTAGACTTACCGCACTTCAAAGATTAAAAATGCCAGTAGAGTATATCATAGCCCCAGGAGCAGGCACAAAAGAATGTGTTTATATGAATATGAATATGGTAAACTGGAAATTACCAGATTTTATCAAATCATACGCAGAACAAGGAAATGAAAATTATCAAAGATTATTAAAACTTATGAGTAAATACGCAAACGGAAACTTAGATATAATTTCAACAGCAGTTTATAGAGTATCAAAATCAAAACATAGAGATATAAAAGAAGGTATTTTGCAATTAACAGAGGAGCAATATGAAGCTGCTATACCTAGACTAGAATTTATCAAACCTTTATTAGAAAGTATTGATGAAAAGAAAATACCAGGAAGTTTAGTAACACTTATGCAGACAGTTATTTATTACTTTGATTATCCAGAAGTTGATAAGAAAAGACTTGCTTATAGTGTAGAAAAATACATATATAATGCAACACCTTGGGTATTAAATACTGACTGTGAAAGAGAAGTTGAAAATGTATATAACTATAATATGAAGTTAGAAGATAAAATTTCAATAGCTCATTTAGTTAAAGAAGAAAGAATGAGAAGACAATTAGAATTAAATAAAGCAAATCAAGCTAGAGCATTTGAAAGAACACAAAAAGGAATTCAAGGATTTATTACTAAAACGGAGGAATAATACGTGAAAAGTAAAAAATATAAAGAAATATTTAAGCTAAAGAAAATGCTTGAGGACGCAGGAATTCCGTTCAGTTGGAACGAAGGTTGGGGCTACGACGAAGACAAATTAGAAAAACTCAAAAAAGTAGCTCCCGACCTAGTGGAGCATTATCAAATCTGTTATCCAGTTTTCGACCCCGAATACAGATGGATAAGTGTGATTGAAGGTTTTGGTACATTTGGAGCCGAGAAAGATAGATTAGAAATAATGGGAGGTTTTACTCCTTGGGAAAGATATGAGTATGGAGACGAACCCGTTATGGGTGGATTGACTGCTCGTAATGTATATCAAAGAATAAAAAATCATTGGGAGGAGCATAAAATATGAAAAAGAAAATAATTAAAATTGACGAAGAAACATTTGAAATTACTGAAATGTATGTAGATGTAGAGGAAGAAGAAACAAAAGACGAGGCTGTTGGTGATGTAATATCTGACTTTGCTGAAGCTCTACGCAAAGCTATGGGTTGTACGTCTGATGAATTTTATGACAAATATCAAGCTATGAAAAAAGCAGAGGCAGAATTCAAAGAAGTATATGAACCATTAAAAGCAGAGGTTATTAAATTACACGAAACACAAAACTTACCAAAGAATGTAATAGTAGGTGGAGCAAAATTAACTTATGTTTCTCCTAGTACAAGAAGTACAATAGATAGTAAAAAACTAAAAGAGGAGGAACCTGAAATCGCGAAGAAGTTTACCAAAACTACACAAGTTGCAGCGACTGTAAAATTAGAAGATATAGGAGGTAAATAATGAGTGATAGAAAAGCGTACCAACGCGAGTATTATAGAAAAAAGAAAGAAGAACGTCAAGCGTACTTCAAAGAATATTATGAAAAAAATAAAGATAGAATAAAAGCTCGTAATAACAAACATTATGCAGAAAGTAAAGAGTTACAGAAAGAAAAGAAAGACAATTACGACAAATTCTATAAGGAGCATAAAGACGAAAGAAAAGAATATTATAAAGAACATTATGAGAAAAACAAAAAAGAAAGACAAAAATATTATAGAGATTATTATAAAAGAAAAAAGGAGGCTCAGTCTAATGAAAACTGATTTATATGTGTATCAAAGAGTTACAGCAGACGACATATACTATAGAATGAGTAATACAGACCAACGAGGAGCTTATTTAGGTTTTGATACAGGTACAGGGAAGACTGTAACCTCCCTTTCTGTTGCTGAAAAATTATACAAAAATCATATGATAAAAGGTGTAGTAGTAATATGCCCCGTTTCAAAAGTAGACGACTGGAAAAGAGATTTAGAATACGAAGTCCCTGAAATAGAAATGAAATTTGTGTCTAGTTTTCAAAGTGCTTGGAGAGAAAAGAATAAAGCTAAAATTGAATATGTATGCAAAATGGTAGACGCGTTAGTGATAGTAGACGAAGGTCATAAAATGAAGACTTATGATAGTAAACAAAGTAAATTCATACAGACATTAAGTGAAACGTATAAACCTTATATGCTAGTGCTTAGTGCTACACCACAAAATAAAAAATATATAGATTTATACCCACAATACAAAGCCTTAGGACACCCATTATTTAATATTAAGCCAAAAGATTTTAAACAAAGATTTTGCATTGAAGCTCAAAATTGGAATTTAGTTAGAGCAGGAAAAGCTCGTTTTCCGTTCAACGAAATAGTGGGATATAGAGAAACTGAAAAAATGGACGAAGCAGTAAATGATTATACTTATTATAAAAAATATGAAAGTGAATATGACCGTCCTATCGAAATACCTCAGTTATTTAAAATGACTTCCGATATGAAATATTTTAAGGAGAAAAAAGTATGGCCTAGAATGGACGAGAAATCGTTTTTAAGAGCTTTAGAAAGTGGAGACGATAAATTACTTAACGAGGATATAATAATCGCTAATAGACCAACCTTGCACCATATTTATATGCGTGAAAGTTGTAGTGGATTTATATTTGATAAATACTTAAAAGATAATCCAAAATTACAATGGTTAGAAGACTTTTTAGACGGAAATGAGGGTCGTATTGTTGTATTTACCAACTTTGTGACTGAAACTTATATCATAAAAGCATTATGTAATAAACAAAAAAGACATTGTGTTATTTATGACGGAGCGCACAAAGACTTAAAAGATTGGTATGAGCAAGACGATTGTGTTGCTATTGTAAATGTAGTAGCTGGAGGAGCAGGTCTTAATGATTTTGCTAAAACTAATATTGCTATATTTTTCTCACCACCAGAAAATCATATAGATTTTGAACAGGCGAAAGGTCGTATAGATAGAATTGGACAAACAAAACAACCTGTATATTATTATCTTCAAATTATGAATTCTGTTGAGCCAGCTATTTATAGAAACTTAAAAGAAGGTAAAGATTTTGATGATAGAATGTTTGAAGAATGGCTAGAGAAGGGGGAATAACTGTGAGAAGAAAGAAAAAGGAAGAACCAGAAATTTATCATACTCCGTTTGGGTCAACAACTGTAAGACCACCCGAGTATGATTTAAGTCCCTATTCAATAGAACCTGATACAATAGAAGTAACTTCATTAGGAGACCCATATAAAAGTTATATACAAAGTCCATTCACAACTGGTACTTCTTTGACTTACACAGGTTCTACTGGTGAAACCCGACACGTGTATTATCCACCAAAACATTGGGAACCATATTTAACTACACTAGATTATGAAGATTTTATGAGAAAAATTGGAAAAGAGGAGGAGGCAAAAGTGAAGGTAAATGTAGAAAACTTCAAAGGAAAATACGTATGTTGTGTTAAAGATACACCTGATTTATTGCCAGAAAAAATACTTGTTACTTTGTCTGCTGTAAAAGGTAGGCTAATGATGGAAATTGCACCTATTCATATAAAAGAATTTCAATGTAGTATGACCCCCGCAGTAAGGAAAAACATAATTCAAGCTAGTAAACGAGCTAGAATGTATGGAAAGAAAATGCCAATCATTGCTCGTTTTGATGAATACGGTAGACCACTTCCTGAACAGATAGAAATAAATGATTCACCAGGAGTTAATCTAAGAATTTTAGACCCAGCTGATTATGGAGAATTATATCTTGAATTAGTTGCTATTGAATTTCCTAATAATGAGTATAAAGTCGCTAGAGACTGGACTTATACAGGAGGATTTGATGAGGGTATTCCATTCTAAAAATTATTTATGAAACAGACAACAAACCCATTGACGATTTAGGTCGATTGTGATATGATATGCACAAAGGAGAAATGAAGAATGGGAAAAATAATTGCACTTATTTTAATTTTAGTTGTTTGTGGTATATTATGGGCGTTTCCGCTATGGGCTGTTGTTAATTTTGTATGCTGGGCGTTCCATTTATCCTTTCATTTGAGCTACTTGCAAGCATTTGCATTATGTTTATTGGCAAGTGTAATAAGAAGTTTGTTATTTAAAAAGGAGGATAAATAATATGGAATTTGTATCACCAGTTAATCCAAAAAATATTTGGACTTTATGTTTTAGGGATAGAGACGAAATGAACAGAATATTTTATGAAAACAGACCAATCGACCAAGAGGCTAGACTACACGGAATAACAGAATATATTTCACAAACTATTTATATTGATAAAGATTTA